CTAATCCGGATGAGCTTGTCGAACAATACGGGAAAGTAACAAAAAACTTTAAACTATCAGCACAAGCATCACGCGAACTGGCTGATGCCATTAACTATCTTGATGACAACGCTATTTCTAAAGGGACAGAAATCATTGGATTTATGAACCGAGTGTCGGGGATTTCTGGCATCGCCAATATTAGCGAAAAGAACATGGCGGCTTTAGGTTCAACCTTGCAAACTGCAGGGGCGGCAGAAGAACAATCTGCGACAGCCGTCAATGCTATCTTCACTCGCTTGTCACAAGCAAGCAAGAAAAAGCCCGTTAAAAATGGCTTGGCCGCATTAGGTTTAAGTGCCAATGCTGTTGAATTGGGCATGGTTAAAGATGCTCAAGGCACGATTTTTAAAATCGTGGACGCACTCAAAAAACTACCTGAATCAAAACGACTAGGTACCATTGCAGATTTAGTCGGCACGGAGCATACAAAAACACTCGCATTGTTAGTCTCAAATACAGAAGAATGGCGCAGACAAATTGAACTGGCAAACAGCGAAGCGGCAAAAGGATCAATGGGGCGTGAATTTGACACAAGAATGAAAGCCTTGTCGTCTAAATGGGGCATTTTTAAAAATAGATTATTCAATCTCAATTCTGTCATTGGGGGAACGCTCGCACCAACGCTTGAACGCTTAATGGATAAAATCGGCGGGGTAATTGATCGGATTAAAAATTGGATTATTGAAAATCCAAAACTCACATCAAACATTGTGATGATTGCGGGAGCAATCGGCGGAGCATTGACGATTTTCGGGGCATTAAGCACGGTTTTAAGCTTTGTCTTATACCCTATCGCACGGTTTGGCTTGGCATTGGCAAATTTAGGCGTGCTATTGCCAAGAATTGGCGGCGCAATCGTTCGTGGATTATTATCACCGCTTAAATTTGTGGGGCTTGCATTATCCCCTATCGGCGCAGTTATCATTGCGGCAGGTATTGCCATCTTTAAATATTGGCAGCCGATTAGCTCATTCTTTAGTGGATTTTTAAGCGGATTACAATCAGGATTACAACCCGTCATCGACAAATTCAAGCCCCTTGTTGGCTGGATTGAAAGTGCTTTTAATTGGTTTACGAACCTACTTTCACCCGTGCAAAGCACAAAAGAATATTTTAATTCTGCAGCAAGTGCAGGGGAAGAATTCGGGAAAAGACTTTCAATGGCTGTTGATTGGGTATCATCATCACTGGAAAAAGTAAAAAATGGCATTAAATGGGTGCTTGATAATATGCCAACGCTTGAAGGCATTGGGAAAACAATCGACGCGGCAAAACAAAAAGTGTCAAATGCCACCGCTAATGCCATGAATAACAGCGCCGCAGGAAACTATTTCATGACAGGTGCAGGGCTAGATGTGCCAAATGTGAATAGATGGTCAGGCGGTTACGCGGGAAATGGCGGAAAATATGAACCTAAAGGCATTTTCCACGGTGGCGAATACATCATGACAAAAGAAGCCACAAACCGTCTAGGCATCGCCACGCTGAACGCCTTAAACTACGGGAAACAAGCCTTAATTGCGGGCGGTTTAGGTATCGGACTTGCCTCAGCCGCACCAATTCAGGTGGATAACAGACCGCCAATTTCAGCACGACCAAGCATCAGCCAAACCATGCAACCCATGGCGGTCAATATCACCATTAATGCACAAGCAGGGCAAAATGAACGACAAATCGCCCAACTTGTTGCCGCCGAGCTTGAACGAATCAACAGACAACAACAAGCAAGGGCAAGAAGTCGAATGACAGATCGAGCATAAAAAACAAAAGGGCGAAAGCCCTTTTTTGTTACCAAGTTTTTCACACTCCCCCACACTCGCAAAATTAAACAAACTCACCAAAAATAGGGGCAATTATTACAAGTAGAAATCCGCCCATGTCAGCCGATAACAACCGCAGAATTGAAAGCATCATCCGCTTTGGCTTAATTGCCGAAGTCGATCATGCACAAGCGAAAGCACGGGTAAAGTGCGGTGAAATATTAACGGATTTCATTCCATTCACCACATTGCGATCAGGCACGACAAAAACATGGTCGCCGCCAACACAAGGCGAACAATGTGTCATCTTGGCGGCAAGTGGGGAACTGACAACAGCGTGCATCATCACAGGGCTTTACACACAAAACAGCCCAAGCCATTCAGCAGATGAACACGTGATCGAATTTGCCGATGGCGCAAAAATCACCTACAACCAAGCCAACGGCGATTTGGTTGTGACAGGAATAAAAACCGCCAACATCAAAGCCGCAAATCAAATCAATATTGACTGCCCCACTGTCAACATTAAAGGCAATGTAAATATTGATGGAAAAGTAACATCAACTGGCGACATGATAGCGGGCGGAATCAGTCAGATGACACATAAACACAAAGATGTGTCGAAAGGTAAAGATAAAACTGGAGAGCCTGAATAATGAATCGATTTACAGGCGAGAAAATCACAAGCGAAACGGAACACATCAAACAGTCAATAGCAGACATTTTATTGACGCCAATCGGCTCACGTTTACAACGCCGAGATTATGGCAGTCGTATTCCGGAACTCATTGACAGACCAATGAATCACGCTTTGTTGCTCCAACTTGCCGCAAGTGCGGTGATGGCATTGCACAAATGGGAACCACGCGTGACGATTAGCCAATTTAAACCACAACTTACAGAAAACGGCATCACTTGCTCTATCGTGGGCAGAACAAGAAATCAAAACAACGTCATCAATTATGATGATGTATGGCTAGGCGGTAAGAATGAGCGAATTAGTTGATTTAAAAAAACTACCCGCACCCAAAGTTGTGCAAGAACTCAGTTATGAAACCTTACTTACGCAGAGAAAAGAAAAGTTTCTGTCATTACAAGAAAGTGATGAGATGCGGCAACATTGGCAAGCTCGCTTACAGTTGGAGAGCGAGCCAGTAGTTAAATTGCTAGAAGAAAATGCTTATCTAGAACTCTTGCTAAGAACAAATATTAATGAATCTGCCAAAGCCGTAATGCTTGCCTATGCGACAGGCTCAGATTTAGATCAATTAGGTGCATTATTTGGCGTTACTCGATTAATTATTCAAGCCGAAGATTTAAAAAGCAATCCACCTACCACAGCAAAATATGAAGATGACGAACGCTTTCGAACACGCATTCAAATGTCATTAGAAGGATTAACCACAGCTGGCAGTCGTGCAAGCTATGAATTCCATGCACTTTCCACATCAGCAAAAATAAAAGATGTTGATGTGACAAGCCAAACCGCTGGCACGGTGAAGGTCGCTATCTTGTCAACAGAAGGACAAGGAACAGCAGATGGAGATTTAATTAAAGCGGTAAAAGAACAGTTGAATGCCGAGCATATCCGCCCTCTAACCGATACAGTATTAGTCGAAAGTGCAGTAATTTTAACTTATGAAATTCAAGCAACCATTACACTTTATCCATCAGTACTAGAAAGCGTTGTAATGGGAAATGTCAACCAAGCCATTGCAAGTTATGTAAATAAGCAACACTCACTTGGCATTGATATTACTCGCTCAGGCATCTATGCCGCACTACATCAAGAAGGTGTACAGAACGTTAAACTAACTAAACCGATGGATGATTTAACCGTACAGCCACACCAAGCGGCATATTGCACACAAATTCAAGTCAATTTAGGCGGTAGAGATGAATAGTTATCTATTGCCGACAGGGTCAAGCAAGCTAGAAAAGCAATTATCTAATACGTTTTCTGCCATTTCTGAAATTCCTGTACCAATTCGCCTTTTATGGAGCGCTGAAAATTGCCCCGTGAATTTATTGCCGTGGCTTGCTTGGTCACTCTC